TAAGTCCTACGCTGATCTCTCCAACCGTTTGGCTAAGTCCCTTGGTCAGTCGGCTCCAATGTCACGTGCTATTGAAGAAGAGGCAGAGGAAGAGGATGCTCCTGTCTACCGTCCTAAGGCGGCACCTGCCAAGCAGGAAAAGGAAGCATGGAATTCTGATGATGAGGCATTCACGCCATCTGACTCGGAAGATGATCTTCCAAACTTCTTTAAGAAGCTAGCTGAAGAATAAACGTCACTTATAAGCACGGAGTGCGTTCCATAGTGATGTTTGGGGGGCCAGGAAACTGGCCCCCTTTTTACCAACTATGAACGACTCTATTCTCGCGGCCTCGTCTTTCACCGCTATAGTAACCTTCTGTTGAAGGTTTACTATTCATAACTGAAGTTGAATTGTTGATTGTGCTTTGACTACTGTTATTAGGAGCAACAACTGTTGCTCCCCCTTTCCCGGAACCTTGCTGTAAAGCAACAGCTTGAGAATCTTGCATAATGCGCTCACCTGGTGCGGCAGTTTGTACTGGTTGAACCCTTCTACCTTCAACTACTGCAGCTCTTTGTTCTGGGGTTGCTTGGGCTGATGCTTCGGCAACTTTATTAAGACTTTCCATTTTCTGTAGCTGAGCTTCTGCAGTTCTTCTACCAGCAGACCCCTCTGGCATCTTTGCAGCTAGCTCACGCTGCTTCTGAATGTCAGCTGCATTATATGGACCTTGGGCACCTTGGGTTTGGGCAGGAGGTGGAGTTGCTCCACGAACTGCTGCTGCAGCTGTACGGTCAAGAACATTACCTTGTGGGGCTGGTTGTGGACCAGGTACTGCTGGTCTACCTTCAGCTATTGCTAATTTTTGTTCTTCTGTTAATGGACGCCCCTTTGAATCAACAGGATCTCGTACCTGTCGAGCAAAGCGGCGGTCGGCGGCTGCTTGAGACTCCAACCTTTTAGCCTCTTTTTCATTACCAGACTTACGGAAATTGGCCGCTAGCTGTTCTTTCTTAGCTGCTCTGTCTTCGTATCCTTCAGCCTCTTTTTCAACTTCAGGAGTTACTTGTCTACCAGGGGCAGTTTGCGGCTTACCTGCTGCTAGATCAGGAGCAGGTTGTCCACCAGTTGGTTTAGTAGCTGGACCTGCTGCTGGCTTACCTGGAGCAGGTTGTCCACCAGCTGGTTTGGCTTCTGTTGACTTACCACTTCCTGGAGCTGGCCTATTCAGGGCTTCGGCAATCCTAGCAAGTGCTGTTAGAGCATCTCCTGAATCCTCAAAGCCTTCAGCTGCCTCGGCAATCTTCTCTAATCCCTCAGCTAGCAAATCCACATTGGCCATAAAGTTACTAGAAACTTTGAAGTTGGATAGCTTACCTAGAGCTTCAATTGTTGTTGGCAGCTGATTAAGATCACCAGCTACTTTACCTAAGTTTGTAAGTTTTGTGAAAATGTCATCTTCACCAAAGCTTAGAATCTTGCCAACAAAATTACCAATGGCACCAATAACGCTTCCTGCTCCAAGCGCAGCAAGCGCCACACTGATTGCTGTTATACCTGCGGCGGCGCTTATTAATTGTCCACCATCTAAAGTGCTAAGTACTTTTAAAAATTCACTGAATGATGGCAGCGCTGCTCCAATAACATTTAGAGCAGCGCCAAACGCTAATAGACCAACGCTCATTACTGTTAGAGCTGCTGAACCAGCTGCGAGTAATGGAAGTATTAATCCCATACCAGCAATAGCTGCTGTCAATCCTATAATACCAACAGCAGCTACGGCTAGTGTCTTCCAATCAACTTCCGCAAATTGTTGGAATGCCTTACCGGCAATAAACAATGCGGCAGACATAATAGTTAAGGCTGCGGCACCCTTAATTAAACTTGTTTTACTTTTATCTAGTAGCTTTGCTACTCCAACTAGACCAAGTATACCTGCGGCAGCCATACCAAGAGCTTTTAAATCAACTTTTGAAAACTCTTGGAATGCCTTACCGGCAATAAACAATGCACCAGATAAAATTACAAGAGCGGCTGCACCTTTCAATACACTTGTTGTACCAAAGCGCGAAATACCTTGAGCTATATTTGTTAATATTGATTTTAAACCCTGTCCAATCTTTGTCACAAACTGCTTAATGCCATTGCCCAGCTTGCCAAGAATCTTACTTACTGTATCAGCAATACCAACAAACAAATCTTTAATAGATTTGCCAACTTTCCGAGAGCCTTCTAAAAACTTCTCAAGACGGGATGGTCCTTTAGGTTGTTCTGGTGTTCCTGGAGGTCCTGGAGGTCCTGGAGGTGATCCTGGAGGTCCTGGAGGTGATCCTGGAGGTCCAACTGGTCCAGCTATTCCACCAGTTCCCGGTGCTTCAGGTTTCCTGCCACCAAAACCAAACAAAGACTTGAAGGCTTTAGAAACTAACGAACCTAAGGTCTGTCTAAGATTTTTAGATACTAAAAGAAAGATTGCAGCAACTGTTCCTAGTATGCCAGCAGTACTTTCAAGGAGTCCAAGCGCACTTGCTAAGCCTAGAACAAATCCACCTATTACTGGTATTAAGACTTTTTCAAAAAATTCAAAAATTCTTTCTAGAGCTGATTTTTGTTTAGGTGGTTCTTTTTCTTTTGGCTTATCCCTTTGCTTTTTTTCTCTTTCTTCCTCAACTTTCATTGCTTCTTCATCAGCGCCCAGTTTGGGTTTCAACATCATGTTATCTTCAAGTACTTTTTTTGTTTCCTTCAATGAAGTAACCTGGGCATCCATCTTGGCAGCTATGTTATAGAGATTATCTGCCGATTGAGCAGTAAAAACTAACATTTGCTGTAGAGTATCTTCCTGGCTTACTTTATCCAGCTTCTTCAATACGTCAACATGCATAAGGTCAAGTTTAGCAATAACCTCAACGCCTTGCTTTTCTAATTGTGTGTTGTCTAATTTAGGTAAGGCCATTATACGTCTTTATATCCTGCTTTCCGTAATCGTTCTTTCTCTTTCTCGAGATAATCAATCAATAAGGCAACATAAATGTCACGTTCAAATGGCAAAAGTTCCTCTACATCACTAATAGAATATTTATGATGTTGACATAATGCAAAAACCGTTTGGTAGTAATTGGCTAGGTTGCTATACCCAGCCAGTACTAGAAAAAATTCTCGAGGCCCTCAATCTTTAGGTCTTTTACAACCTGGTCCTTTGTTACATACTTTGCATTATAGACAAGTTTTGGCATTGCTTCAAAGAACTTCTGAATCTGTTCAACATGGGTTTTGTTGAGAGATAAAATAAAGTCATCCATTTCTTGTGATGTGTAATTAGCTGTTTCAAATACTTCTTCACCTTCATAGATCTGATGGATACAGCCTCTTAGAATTGCAAAGGTTGCATTCATCTGGTCAGATTCTTCAATTTTGGATAAAAGGCTAAATGTTGGAAAATGTAAAATCACCCCAACAGTTTCTGTTAGCTTAATGTTGTTAGGAATATTATCTTTTTTCTGAATTTCTACCTTATCTAAATTGATCTCTACTTCATAATTTTGTTCGTCTTCAGGATCCTTAACAATGACCTTAGAAATATTAGATACAGACTTTGATCTTAGGCAAAGAAAGAAGTATTCTAAGTCAACTGCAGCCATACTATCAACATCAATTGGATCAATAGCGCAGTTGTTGATTATTTGCTTATAGACATTAATAATGTCCTTCCTCTCGCCAGACTCCTGAGCCATAAGGAGAAGCTTCTCCTCTCTGACCGTAAATGGTCTATAGTGAACAACCTTACCGTTAGATGGTTGAGTTAGTTGAAAGATTGGTTGGTTAATTTTTGGTAGTGGCATGATTCACCTCACGTTATATTTTAAAGAAATTTTTTGGACTGCGTCCGCCTAGGGCAGTTTTTAATTCTTGTTTTAGTTCATTCTTGAATGAAGAGTTGAGACCCTTTAGTGTACCTAGTGTTTTTCTGACATCATTAGCAGCTAGTAAGGCATTTCTGCCTGATTGAATATATTTATTACCGTATATGTTTGATTCAAGATTCTCTTTCAAAGACACAGCTTCAGTGCGAATTGATTTAGATGCATCTCTTACATTTAAAGCGTATTGATTCATTGATTGAACTGCTGTTGGTCTATATGGACCAGCACTCACTGGCTCTTTAAAGTCAGCCAGATTGGTAGGAGGAGCAGTTAAGTTTGGTTGACCTGGTAGTTTTGTAGGTGGAAGACTATCAAAACCATTAACACCTCTTGCAGCATTTTCATTGGCTGCAGGAGTAAATGATGGAGGAATAGGAATTCTAATATTAGATGGCCCTGGTCTTGGTTGATCAAACTTCTGATATTCAAATGACTTGTATGTAAATGTTACAGTAAATGTAAGGATGTCATTACCTGATTGCCAATCCAATCCTGGCTCGCCAATCTGTAATGGATAGGCATCCTGTAGTGAAAAAATTAGGACCGAGCCATCTTGGGGATCTGCGCCGGCAGTTCTTAATTTGCTTCCAAATAACATAATGTCAATCTTTGTTGTATATTCTGATCTATATGACAGCTGGTTACTAAATGCACCTGATCTTGGTTCATCTTGAACATGGCTTAGATTGACAATATTTTTTAACCAATCATAGAAGTATGTCAATGAATCTCCATCACCATCAACATAAAACTTTAATGTAATGTCAGTGGCACCAATATCATAAGCCATCTTAACATTTGGGCCTTGGCCATAAATTTTACTTTCTGTTGTAAGAATTTGGAGGCCTGGTAATGAAGTTGCAGCCGCCAGATAAGCAAGATCTGGTGTATCTGCTCCCGATCTTGTTACCCAATTTGGAGGATAGATATACACAAGAAAGTTAGAAGGTTTCAGGAACCCCATTTGTGTATTGAATTTAAAATTTTCGATGTCAAATGCCATTAGTTAAAACCTGCTTCTAGAATCTTGCCATACATTTCTTTTTGTATCCTTTCTAAACTGTTCGGATGGTACAAATAATGCTAAATTCCATTCCGTGGGCTCAATGTAAATTAATGTGGATCGCATACCCTCAGTCAAGTAATGTTTAAAGCATGGCTTGAACCATCTATATTTAGATGAATTGTTAAGAATATTATACGTCATTCGAAGTCTAGTTGTCTCGTCAAAATCTGTATTGTTAAGAAGATTGTATAACTGGTCCATTAGTATTGCCCTGAATTTGGGCGGCAAGTAATGAAGGTTGATTCCATTAAAGCCATCTGCAACTCTTCTTAGTGGAAAGACAAGAGGGAATGCATCATAGAAAGGAAGTGTATCCTTATGGATAGGTGTATAAAGAAACATATACATGCGTCCAAGAAGAGGAATCTTGCGTCTTCTTTCAGATTCTCTCAAAAATGTTCTTGGAATAACATCAGCAGGTCTTAATGTTTCGTATTTTGCTTTAAGCCACTGAAGAGATTGCATTGAATTATCGAGCTCTATGCCCTGCTCTTCTGCCATTTGTAGAAGCCGGACAAAGCCAGGAATGTTGGAATTAGTATTGGTAACCATTGATCTCTCGTTCAGTTAGGATCTGAAACTTCCATTTCCTCTCGTTACAAAACTCTTGACAGGCCTTCCATTTGGCGTTGTTAATGCCCCAGTTCTTAACATCATTGATATATCTTGGTGTTATTCTACTCTTTTTCTCAGGCGGCTTTGTTTGAGAAGATGGTTTAATCTCTATAACAATTCTATCAACATTACCATTCTTATCTCGTCTCTTCACACTAAAGTCAGGAAAGTATCTATGGTACCTACCGTCAATTGGCGATAGATATGGTACAAAGAACTCCTCACTTGACCACTCTAATACATCTGGGTGTGTATCTAAATAGTTCATCAATTTAAGTTCCAGAGATGAACGATAAATAACATTGGTGGGGTCACCATTGTATTTTTGTGGATTTTTAACTTTATAACGCCCCTTATAACTCATATAGGTATTTATATGGCAAAAGGAACAAACCATCCATCTGTTGCAATAAGTAAAAACAAGAATTCTAGATCATTAGCCACAGATGTATTTCCTGCTGGCGATAATAAACTTAATATGGGTATGTTATTTAGGTTTGTAAAGTATGAAGTTAATTATGGCCAAGGCACGAAGGCTATCCAAACAAGGAATATTACAGGTGGCCACGTTGCACTTCCTCTTCCAGATGGATTATCAGATAAACTAGATGTCAACTATGACATCACTGATTTAGGTTCCGCAGCATTTGCCGCAAATGCAGGAAAGGATACCGTTAATGCCTTCAAAAATGAGGGCGCTATATCTGCTTTAGGTACGTTGGGCAGTGCTGCAGCGGGCGCCACAGAGTATTTGGCAAGATCGGCACTGAATGCAGTGGGTAGTACTGGGGCAATTGCAAGCCTAGAAACTGGAAATGTTCCTAATCCATTTACTACAGCTGTTTTTAAAAATGTTACTCTAAAAACTCATACACTAAACTGGACATTGACCCCAGAGACTCCTGAAGACTCTATGGCAATTAAAAAAATTGTCAACCTCTTTAGAATGCATGCTCTACCAGGCGTCACACCAGGCAAACCATTCTTGACAATGCCTAATGAAGTTCAGGTTGTCTTTTTTGGCACAAATGCTCTATACGGATTTGGCAGATGTGTTATTACTAATGTGACAGTAAATTATAATCCAAGAAGTGGTCCAGCGTTTTATAAAAATGTGGGACAAGGATTAATTAGTGCACCTCAGCAAGTAGAACTTCAAGTTCAATTAAATGAAGTTGAGGCACTAACAAAAGCCTCATTTGATCCAACTGTTGGTGGCGATGGTTCAACAGCAGTATCTCAATCCCTTGGTTCAACTACTACTTCTCCCCAGCAGGCAGAAAGACCTGGTAATAAACTAGTTAATCAAAACGAAAAACAAGATACGCAACATCAAGCAGCTGTTGCAGCAGCAACAACAGAATCAGAAGTACAAGATGAGACTGATAAATTCTTGGCTGGCGCAGATACCACAACAAACATAAACAACCCAGCTAAAACATTTGCAGCCGGCAGTGCTTCAGAAAGTTCAGGAGAGGGTAGTGAACAGGTAACACCTGCTACAACTGCCCAAAGCTCAAATACGGCGGTTAGACAAACATCGTTTAAGGGTACAATTAATGGACCCTTTCAAGCTGTTTATGCTACTGAAATTCAAGCAGAACAAAAAAGACTTGGAGATGACCCAAGCTTGCCTGCAAATAAGAGACCATCTCCAGCTAAAAGAAGGATCATTGAAGCACAAGCTAAACAGAATATTGGAGCTAAGCTCATTAACGGCACATTGGCGCCAAGAGGCAATGTCACTGTTTCAAATGTAGAACCAGGCGGCTAGGTAATTACTAATGTCAAACAAATATTTTAAAAACTTTCCTCTTGTAAAATATGGCCAGCATGATGTTAGAAACATTATGCTTAAAGTTGCAGCTGGTAAAAGACTATTTGAAAATTTTGATAACTTCTATCCCTATACGGTCAAGGAAGGGGAAACATTGACAGAAGTATCATTTAATTATTATGGTTCTGTTGATTATGTTTGGGTTATTGCTTTGTCTAATAATATAATTGATCCTGTATACGACTGGCCACTATCCCTACAAGATTTTGAAAATTTTATTATTCAGAAATATGGTAGTATAGAAGAAGCATTGAGACCATCCAAGGCAAATTACTATTCAAGTTCAGGCTATTCATATTATATGACTAAAACAACATATGAAAATATTGATGAGGTGGACAGAATTGGATGGTCACCAATTGACAACTACACATACGAATTTATTAAAAATGAAGAAAAAAGAAAGATTAGATTAATTGATAATTCAATTGTAGTTGATCTAGGTAATGAAATAGAAAAATTACTTAGAAAAGTTAATAGACTAAACCAAGAGACTACTGAATAATGTCAACTTTAACAACTGGTGCCCTCATTAAAGATGGGCAGGTTAGCCAATTTGGTTATAAAATTGTATTAGTTAAGCAGGGTGGCGGCCGCGTTTCTTTGAACACATATGTTAGGTCTTTCAGAATTTTTGAATCTATATTTACTAAATTCACATACATGGAAGGATTAATTTTAGATGGTATGAATATTACTCAACGTTTTGGGTTTCAGCCTGGTGATAAATTTGAAGTTGAAATTTATAAGGACCCAAGTGATTCTCCACCAATTGAAAGACTAGTAAAAAGCTTTATTATTGAAGAGCTTGGTGGTCAAAATAGACCAGATGGCAACAAGGCTGCTAATTATACGTTTAGAGCAGTATCAGAACTTGGCCATAAAGGTCTCAATGCTAAAGTTAAAAGAAGCTATAGGGGTAAAGCTTCTGCAATTGTTGACAAAATTAATAGTACATTTTTAGATCAAAGTCTAAAATTTCAAAAAACACCATCTTATGGCAACATAAGATACGTGACAACAGATAATAAGTCAGTGTTAGATGTAATAGAAGATATATCTAAACATTGTATATCAGCAAGTAACCCTAAAGATGGCAACTATCTATTTTATGAAGCAAGGGATACATGCTTCTTCAAGGCATTAAAGCACATCAGAGCAACAGGTGTTGATCACAAGTATAAGCTCGTGGCTAATAAAAATAGAGCTGAACAAACTGAGGATAACTTATTCAGAATAGAGACATTTGTTCACCATGAGTCTATTGACCAGCGTAAAAACTATTTGGATGGTACTTTAAATAATGTAGTTAGATCGTTTGATTTTATTACTAGAGAAGTAAAAGATACTGATTATGCCATTATAGCTGATAGTAGACATGGTAACTTATTTGGGGACAATCTCTTAATGGAGCCTGAAGAAATAAACTTTTTTAGAGCAGATCTTGGCGATGCAGGTCCTAGTGTCTTTTTAAGATGTAGTCAAAAAAGTTATAAAGACGGTGAAAAGGACAGCACAGAGGAATTGCTGTCTAAGATTAGACCATATGCAGTTGGCCAGATGGGCTTGCTTAACCAAACAAGACTAACAATCTCTGTCCTTGGTAACCCAAAAATTTTACCGGGAGATGTAATTGAAATTGAGATGGCCCAGGCTTCAGGTGACTCAACTGTTGAAGAAAAAGATTTTGTTCTTGGTGGTAAATTTTTAGTAGGAACAGTTGTTCATGCAATAACTGATTCTGATGATTACACATCAATTATAGATTTATATAAAGATAGTTATGAAAGAAATATTAATTCTTTTAGAAAAGATATTAATAGTTTAGGATTGAGTGAATTGGGAGATTGACAATGGAAAGCGGCGAAGCAAATTTTGAATCAATGGTTTGGTTTATTGGAGTTGTTGAGGATGTTAATGATCCATTAAAGATCAATAGAGTCCGTGTGCGATGTCTCAAAATACATAATGCCGATAAAAATTTAACTAAAACAGGTGATCTTCCTTGGGCGCCTTTCCTTTCATCTACTGCCCAAATGTCAGCCCCCATGGTCAATCAGGGTGACTGGGTAATAGGATTTTTTATAGACGGTGCCGCATACCAACAACCAGTTGTTATTGGTTCATTTGTTAGTATTCCTGCAACAAAAGCATTTCCAGCTAAAGGATTTTATGACCCATCTGGTGTATATCCTAAGCCAGAGCAGCTTCAAAATCATCCACTTGGGGGTGGAACAAACTCTAGACATGCAAGAGGTCTAGAGGGCGAGGCCGATAAAAATGCTATTGCATATTCAAAATCAAGCGTAACAACCAATATTCCAACTGCCGATGGTTCAACATTTGCAGAACCAGAATCTAAATTTGCTGCTGTGTATCCAGATAACCACGTGATGGAAACAAATGCCGGTCACGTATTTGAATTGGACGATACTGCTGGTGCAGAGAGGGTACATATTTTTCATATGAAAGGTTCGTTCATAGAGTTTCATCCGGATGGATCTATTGTTCATAGAGGGGCTGAAAATCGTTACCAAGTTATATTGAAGGATGATAATTTATATGTTGGCGGGACATTGAATATGTCAGTGTCGGGTACTGTTAATATTCTGGCTGGCAATAATACAAACATATCAACCGTTGGTGATGCAACATGGAAGGTTGGTGGCAATCTAAGATTAGATGTTGCCAAGAATTTTGATGTAGCTGTGGGAGGTGAGGTTAATATCGACTCAAGTGGTAAAATGCAATTAGATTCCCAAGGTAGTTTTGGTATTGCCTCTGGCGGTTCAGTTGGCATTGATGCAGCTAGCTCAGCAACTTTATATGCTGGTAATCAGTGTGGTATTCGTGGCAGTAAGGTTCAGTTGGATGGTAGTACAGTACTAGCTAAACCTAAGATTGATATTGGAGGCGGTCCTGTATCCAAACCTTCAAGTGGTCCAACAATTATTATACCAAAAGCCCCTATACCAGTTTCTGTCAATGGTCCGGGAGCCAGACAAGGTTTTGTGTACGACGGTGTGTTTATTGAAAATAGCCCAAGTATTTTATTACCTGACGCTATTACATCTTACAATGTACAACGATCCCAAGAGTATATTGAAAACCCTGATAAATTTAGAAATCCAGCTGCGGCCGAATCTGGTGTTAAGGAAAATTATCCTGGCACGCCAGAATCAGGCGGTTCGGGGGAGAGTATAATTGTTGACCCAAAAAATGTGCCGCCGTCGGCAGCCGACATATGTGGCTTCTTAAACGAACAATTAAAACTAGCCGCTAGTGGATATTGGTCTGAGACTGGTATGGGTGGCCGTAGATCAAATCCAAACATTATAAGAATCTGGGAGACACTTGGTATTGACAAAGCGCGATCTGCATATTGGAGAACTGACCAAACACCATGGTGCATGGGATTTGTTAATTACTGTTTAAAGATATGTGGATATAGATTTGTCCAAACTGCTAGGGCTTATGATGCAATCGACGAGCAGAAGCGATATAAGTCAATTCAGATTCCACTAAGCCAAGCTCAATGTGGTGATATTGCTGTCTGGAATTTTTCCCATGTGAATTTTGTGTTAGGTAAAGAAGGTGGCCGATATGCATTTGTTGGCGGCAACCAGAGTGAAAGGGGCAGGAGAAATGACAATAATCCATCACAAGGCTCTGTAACCAAATCTTATGGTCCCCCTAGCAAGATTATTGCTGTTTATAGACCTGTTAAAAAATAATGTTAATAGTTAATATAAATAATCATAAAGAGAGTATCTATGCCTAGCTACACAAAAACAACATCTGCATTTATTAAGAAAAATGCAAGATATTCTGATCTAAGCATTGCACTTGGGTTCAACCCATTCTCTGGCGACCTCAACAGAGTGACAGATGTTGATGCTGTAAAGAGATCAGTGAAAAACTTGGTTCTCACTGATAAGTTTGAAAGATTATTAGATCCAAATATTGGCGGTAATGTAAGGGCAACACTATTTGAGCCAATGTCTGCCCTCACGGAAACAACATTAAAAGATTATATAACTGAAGTAATTGAAAACTATGAGCCAAGAGCTATTTTACAAGATGTTATTATTGAAGGAAACTACGATCTAAACCTTTATAATGTCACTATTATGTTTAGAATTGATACTTCAGAAGATCCACAAGCATTAACATTTGCACTAGAAAGAGTAAGATAATATGGCCAATGGATTCCTTACAACCACAGAACTAGATTTTGACAATTACAAAGCTAGTCTTAGAACATTTTTAGGCCAGCAGGATATCTTCAAGGATTACAACTTTGAAGGATCTAATATGGCTGTGTTACTTGATGTTCTTGCCTATAACACCTACTTAAATGGTGTATATCTTAATATGGTTGGTAGTGAAATGTTTTTAGATACAGCGGCACTAAGAGAATCTATTGTATCCCATGCTAAGGAATTAAACTATACGCCACGTTCAAGAACGGCGGCGGTTGCCTATGTGGATATCATAATTAATCCAGACGACAATCCTGATTCTATTACAATTCCAAAGTATTATGAAATAAATGGTGAAACAAAAGATAACACAACATTCTTTTTTACTACAGATGAGACAATTATTGTTAGACCAGTTGGTGGTGTCTATGAGGCATCTAACGTTGCCGTCTATGAAGGTAATATTGTAAAAGAAGTGTTTATTGCTAATTCATCAACACGTTATCTACTACAGTCAGCAAACGTAGATATTCAATCATTAAATGTAACAGTTAGAGATTCAAACACAGCAACTACAGAAACAAAGTGGAATAAAGAAACATTCCTATTTGGCTTAGATAATACAGATAACGTATACTTCATTCAAGGTGCAGAAGACCATCTTTACGAGGTTGTATTTGGTAATGGAGATATTGGTAAAGCTCTTATTGATGGTAATATTGTAACAATTACCTATAGAGAAACAAATGGGTTAGATGCAAATGGTGTTGAATTATTTTCAGCCCCTAATGGTATTGAAACATATGATAATATAGAGCTAGCAACTGTTAGTGCATCTTCTCAAGGATCAGAACACGAAACTGACGAAGAAATCAAGTTCAACGCACCTCGCTACTTCCCTACACAAAATAGAGCCGTTACAGTAGAAGATTATATTGCTCTAACCAAGCAAGCATTCCCATCCCTAGAAATTGTTACAGCGTATGGTGGTGAAGAGACAGAACCTAAGCAATATGGTAAGGTAATTGTTGCGGCTAAACCAATTGGTGGTACTAAGTTACCTACACCACTAAAGACACAAATTTTTAACTTCTTAAAGGAAAGATCTGCTATCTCTATTGACCCAGTTGTTATAGACCCAGAATACTTCTTTGCAGAAGTTGTGACAGAAGTACTCTACAATATTAATGAAACAACAAGATCTGAAAGAGATATTGAAGCTCTTGTTGAATCAACCATTCTTGATTTTGGTGATGCCAATCTCGCTAAGTTTGGTTCTGATCTTAGATACTCAAAACTTGTCAAAGCAATTGATGATTCAGAAGCTGCTATTATTAGTAATAATACAGAACTAAGAATTATTAAGAATGTTGAGGTTGATACAGGTATTCCATTTAGAATTGCATTCTCCTTTGAAAATGAATTAAAAAAAGAAGTGTCAACAACAAGAAAAATTTATGAAGACACAACATCCACAATTGAGTCTTCGTTGTTTACATTCAATTTAAATGATATAGATTACCTTGCCAAAATTAAAGATGATACCCAAGGCAATCTAATGATTGTATCTGTTGTCAATGGAGTTGTACAGTTATTGAAAGATAAAGTTGGTACGGTTGATTATACCAATGGTACAATATCTATTGGTGCTATTGTATACGATGATGTTGGTTTAGATAATGAATTAGAAATTTATGGTAGAACAAAAAAGTTAGATATAGAAACAAATGCTAATAAGGTCCTTCAGGTTGTATCTGGAAACCTTGTTGTGTCAGCCCGCGGCATTAGAGCATAATGAAAGAACTAGAAAAGTTTATATCTCCATTCATTGCTAGTCAATTTCCCTCTATCTATAAAGAAGAGGGTCCTCTATTCATTGCATTTGTAAAAGCATATTTTGAGTGGCTTGAATCAGAAAACCAAGTTATTTACGATTCTAGAAGATTACTAGAATATAGAGATATTGATAAAACAGTGGATGTCTTTATCAATAATTTTAAAAAGAAATATATGTTCCCTATCCCAGAGGATATTGCTGGTGATAAGGTTTTACTACAAAAGCACATTAAAGAAGTATACGGGTCTAAGGGTACAGAGCGTGGTTTAAAACTTTTGTTCCAGCTTTTGTTTGCTGACAACATTAGCGTTTATAAGCCAGGTGACGATGTCTTTAGATTATCGGATGGTGATTGGAATAGAGACATTTATCTTGAAGTATCCTTTAAACCTTTCAATAGTTTATTTGTTGGTGAGTTTATTAGAGGCCGTATATCTGGCGCAAGGGCCTATGTTGAAAGCTTTCAGACAAAATTTGTTAATAATAAAAACATAAACATTTTTTATCTAACGGATGTTGTTGGCAACTTTAGACATGATGAAGTTGTTCTAATTGATGAATCCAAATTACCAGAAGGCGAGGTTCCATCCGTAACAGCAATTAATTCACCAAAGATTATTGGTTCAATGACAGAAGTTGATGTTTCAAATAGAAGCTCACCATTTGGTTATACAGTTGGTGACATACTAGAAGTTCAGGGTAAAGGTTCTCGTGGTAAGGTAGTTGTAACAAAATTAAAAGAACTTGATGGTACAATTTCCTTCAATCTAGAAGATGGTGGCTCAGGTTATACTGTTAATAATACTGTTTTCTTAATCAAAGGTCCTGTTACGGGAGTCGTTGTAGAAGATGGTGGTACTGGATATTCAAATAGTGATTTTATAATTTTCTCTAACGGAACAGCTAATGCAACCGCTAACCTTGTGACAGATGGGTCGGGTGTAATTTTAAATAATACGGCCGGCGGCGAAACAAATTTTACAATAACAAATGGTGGTAACGGATTCTTAACAACAAATGCATTTACTGTAACAGTCACAATAGCTAACTCAACTGGTGGGTCTTCGGCTGGCTCTAGTGCAAACCTTGTACCAACAATTGCTGGTGGTGGCGACCAGGCAGGCCTGAGAATTGGCGCTTTGACCAATGTTAAATTTCTTTTTTCATCTGCTGTAAAAATTAATACAATTGGCAAGACACTAAATTATATTGTCACTGCTAATAATGTTGATAATACACTTATTGGTCAATTATCATATCCAACTGGAAATGGTTATGGTCTTGCTTCAAATGTCGCAGCAGGATTTGATACAATCCTCAGGGATGCCCTGAGCTATCAAAACTATGAAGTTGGTACAATATCTAAAATCTTTACAACCAATCCTGGCCAAGATTATACAACCAATGTACAAATTACAGTCACAGATACTGTAATAGGACTAATGGAATTACCTGATAGAGAACATCCAGCTGGCCGTGGCGAGCAAGGTAATGGGCAACTTGGCAACAATGCCGTTGTAACTGGCGTTGCTGGGTTTGGCGATGATGCTTTGGGAGAGGTGAAAGTTATTGACTCAGGCTTAGGTTATGAACAAAGAGAAGAAGCTCTCCTTGTTTCATTATCTAACACAAACCTAATAACATCTGGTACTGTATTACTAACAAGACAGGGTCAGGGTGAGGGTAATTTCAAATCAACTCGTGGTTTCTTAAACTCAGACAAGTTCATTCATGATAGTTTTTATTATCAAGACTATTCTTATGAAGTAAGATCATCAATTGTATTCGACAAATATAGTGACCTTCTAAGAAAGCTTTGGCATCCAGCCGGGGTCGAAAAGTTTGGTAGAGTTCTTGTAAGTAATGAAGTCACCTCTGCAACACCAGACGTTACACAGCAAGCATATATAGGGGATGGGTCAACGACAACGTTTGCTATCCCGGGTGGAGCATGAGTACACTAACAGTTAAAGTAAATGGAGTATTGCAGGTACTAGGTACCGATTATACCATTTCTGGTGGTAGTGTTGTATTCACTAAAGCCCCTGGTGCCGATGCCTCTGTTGAGATTAGAAAAGAAATACCACGAAGTATTCTTGAGACTAGTTTCAAGATTGAACAAATTAGACTAACAGAGCTAACTACTGCCTATAGCACTCAGACCATTGTATCTTCCACATTCAACACAAGTATTGGAACAGGTACAACGACAACGTTTGTTACTGCATACTCTACTTCTAAATCTACCGATACAACTAAAACAACATCCAAGAGTACGACAACAGCGTACATTTCAATATTTGACACAGTGATTGGTACATCCAAGAACACCACATCTCATTATGTTACAGCTTATCAAACAGTATTTAATACAGTATCTGTGTTTGATACAGTTATTGTTACATCCTATGCCACGACAAAAACAACATCAACAGTATTTGAAACAACTGGTGTAACAAACAAATCAACAACCACTGTTTATAACACAACAATAACAACAATCTTTGATAGTAATAGAACAACTACAACAGTTTATAGTACTGCTTATACAACAATTTACGCTACTGATACTGCTTACAATACAAATAGAAATACTGTCTATGAGACAAATATAGCTACCTCAACAAGTAAGAGTACTGATACATCTAAGACAACTTCTACTGTTTTTGATACATTCTATGCCTCATCGTATGGAACAACAACTACATTTGATACATCAAAAAATACAAACCTAGCTACTTCTAAATCAACCGATACAGTTATTAACACATCAAAGGCAACAAACACAACAACTACGTTTGCTACAATTTTTGATACTGCTGGTTCAACAACTAGAAGCACAACATCTCTTTATGTCACTGTATTTAATACATCTAAGTCAACAGCTACTGTCTTTAGTACAGCATTTGATACTTTCTTTAATACAAACAAATTAACATCAACTAGTAAGTCAACAACTTCTGTATTCAATACTTCAACTACATTTGTTACAACATTTGATACTGGTTACGATACTAGTAAGTCAACCACATCGTTGTTTAATACGACAACAACATTTGACACAGCATTTGCAACATCAAAAGCAACAACAACAGCATTTGAAACAAGTGCTGCGACTCAAACTACTGTATCACAAAATACTGCCAGAAATACAACTACAATATTTGCTACAGCTACAAGTGTTATAACAACAACTGCGTTTAATACAACAACCACATTTAACACAACGTATGCAACTAACTTTGCAACGACAACAGCATTTGATACAAATGTTTTGACAGAAACAAATCGTGCAACAAGTAGAGCAACTGAAAAAACAATTGGTACAAGTAGAGCCACAGCAACCTCAAGAGCAACAACCACTGTATTTGATACAACGACAACGTTTGATACAACAACATCATCTTTAAGGAATACTGTCTTTATTACAAGTTTTAACAATCCAACTTTTTTTGGAACAAATTACGACACAACTTTTGATACTACAACTACATTTGCAACATCGTCAGCTCAAACAATACTTTCTACAGTTGATTTTTTAAATTGCAGTGCAAGAAATACACAATATTATGCTTTTTTCAACACAACTCGAGCAACAGCTACATCTAGAGGAACTGGCGTAGAAACATTCCGACAGACAGCTACTAGCATAAACACATTTCGCACTACTGCTACCTCTAAATCAACAGCCACGTCTAGAGCCACTGCCACATCCAATTCTACTACAACTGCATTCAACACAACAACTGCATTTAATACAACATATCAAACTACAACAACGTTTGTTACTGGATTCCAGACAACTACTATATTTGGTACCTCTAAAGGTACCACAACAGTCTTTGATACTGCAAGAAGTACTGCAGCAGTCACTGGTACAAGTAGAACTACCACATCTGTATTTGATACAGCAACATCAGCCGTAACATCTACAACTTTTGTTACTACCTTTTTATCAGCTACAACAACTGTATTTGTAACATCTAAGGGTACAACAACTGTATTTGATACAGCAAGAAGTACTAGTTCTTCCACTGGCACAAGTAAATCAACCACAACTGCATATAACACATTAGTTGCTACAGCTCTATCAACAAGTAAGGCAACTGCTACAAGCGTTGCTACAACAACTGTATTTGATACAACTACTACATTTGATACTAACTCTGGTACAGCTAGAAATACATCAAAGGCTACAGATACTACGTTTGAAACCAACTTTGGTACATCCAAGGCAACAGACACAACATTTAGTACTCTATTTAATACAGCTGCTGCAACATCAAAAAGTACTGCAACAACAACAGTGTTTGGTACTGCATATGCAACAACCACTTCATATGATACTGTTTATGGTACAGTATTTGCAACAAACAAAACAACGGATACTTCTACTGCAACATCTAAGTCAACATCTAAGTCAACAACCTCTGTGTTTCAGACAACAACAGTCTTTAATACAGATACTACATTTGAAACAAATAGAAACACAATATTTGATACTGTAATAGCAACAGACACTTCCCGCGATACTGTAATCCTAACTTCAAAGGGTACCTCAACATTATTTGAAACTGCTATTGATACTGTATACGAAACAAATAAGTCAACAACGTCTGTATTCAATACAGTATTCAATACAGCAAAAAATACTACAAGTGTATTTGATACAATAATTGATACAGCGTATGCAACCAACATTGCAACAGCTACATCAAGATTTACTACAAAAGATACAGAGATTGTAACATCTACAGCTTATGAGACTGGTTATGCAACCCAGATCTTAACATCCAAGAGTACCTCAACTGTATTTGATACTGTATATACAACAACTACCGTATTTGATACAGGACCAAATACAACAAGAAATACAACTACGCAATCTGTCTATAGTACATCATCATCAACATTAAGGGGTACAGACACATCTATCCTAACAGAGTATAGAATTGTTGTTACTCAAACATTGTTTAGCACTAATATTGAAACAACATACGAAACGATTGCTGGTGTTCTAACAACTATTGCAACAGATGTATTAACTAATAAAACTACTGATACAACATTTGCTCTTGAAACTAGAAATACTTTAAGAGATACAGCATTCCAAACAACTAACCCAACGTTAATTGCAACTACAACATTATTCCAAACATCTTATAATACAAACCAAGTTACGCGTTATGTAACATTCAATACAGCGTTTGAAACAAGTAAAAATACATCCACTGTATTTGGTAAGGCAACGACAACCGTATTCAACACAACAAGCACATTTAATACATTAACAGTTGTATCATCCTCAACTTCTCGCAATACATTAGTAACTTCTTCAACTGTATTTGACACAAGTAGGTCTACAATATTTGCTACTGGTACATCTAGAACTACAACATCATCATACCAGACAAATACAACAACAATATTTGCTACTGGATATAATACTAGTAAGTCAACAACATCAGTATTTGTAACAGCATTCTTAACTGTGTCAACATTTGACACAAGCCAGACTACATCTAGAAATACAACTCTGTCAAAGGGTACAGAGATCATTACATTCTTTGGTACATCACAATTAACATTTAAACCAACAAGTACGTCACGCGGCACGGTTTATGTTAGTGACTTCACTACTGTATCTCGCACAACAGAATTTAATACTTCAACAACACAATCAACAGCGTTTGATACAAGAAGAGGTACAAACCAGACAACTGTGTTTGATAGCTCAACTTCATTCCTAACTAGCTTCGCCACAACGCTAAACAAAACAACTACAACAATTACTAATAAGAGCACTCTGAGTGCCTATAACACATTAGTTGACACATCAAAAGTTACTGACATAGCAACATCTAGAGATACTACAACTGCATTCGACACTTTGACGGCGCGCAGTACATCATATGAAACTACTAGGACAACACAAAGCACTCTAGCAACAACATTTGTTACAATGTTTAATTCTACATTTGCCACATCAAAGGCAACGTCTACAAGTAAGAGTACCGATACATCTACATCATCTGTCATTACAACATCTTATGACACATCAAAGAGTAGTGTTAATAATACTAGTACCACATATCAAACAGTATTCAATACAACAACATCATTCCAGACCGACTACGGCGCTGGTACAATGGTGGCGACCTCTAAGTCCACTAGTACATCTGCTCTGATAACAAAATTGACAGGAACATTAACATCAACCGTTACTGCCAAGCTGACAACAATTGATACAACTGAGAGCACCGAAACCCAATACTTAATGTCAAGTAGTTTTGGTACAGAGACTGTGTTTGAAACTGTGGTGGGTACTGCATATGATACAACTACTACATTTAATACACAAACAATATTCCAAACATCTTCTGTATTTAACACAACAACATCATTCCAGACCGACTCCGGTGCTGGTACATTGATTGGCACATCTAAGACAACTGCAACTGGCATATCAACAAATACAAATAAGACAACTGCAACTTCAAGAGTTACAGTAACAGCAAGTGGAACATACTATGTAACATCTAAGACAACAGCTTCAATGTATGATACTACAAAAAATACGGTGGCTGGTCAAACCATTGCTCTAACAAGTACTTCTAAGAATACTACAACGGTATATTTGTCTCAATATCAATCAACAATTAATACTACAACAGCATATCTATCTTCTTACTCAACTGTTATTGCTACAAGCAGACAGACCCAAGCTCTAACAACATTTGGTACATCTAAGACAACAGAAACAATATTCCAGACAGCTGCTGGTGGTGGTACATTATTTAACACAACAAAGAATACTACAACAGCATTTGACACTGTCTACCTAATCACTCAGTCTGTTGCCTCAACAGCTACCACATTCCAGACTGATTCAGGTGCTGGCACATTAAAGAATACTTCTCAAAATACAATTACAACTTACACAAGATACCTGAGTGGTAAGCAAACATCTACTGTGTTTACGACAGCATTTGCCACAGATCCATTTGTAACAACAACCTTTGGTACATCTAGAAGCACACTGACTGTTTATCCAACTGTATTCACTCAATTTGGTACCTCTAAAGATACGACAACAACATACCAGACAGATTCAGGTGCTGGTACAATGAAAAATACAACACAAAGTACAACTACTGCATTTGATACAGTATATGCAACTGGTGCATTGACCCAGAAGTCAACTACTACAGCATTTGATACAGTTTATAGCACTGGTCTTGCAACAACAAGAGATACTGCTACATTCTTAACTACATCAACTGCATATGTTACAGAGACAGCCAAAATTACTGGCTCAAGCAAGATTACACAGTTTGCCACTACAACAACCATCAACACAGATACAGCAAGAGGTACCTCAACTACATTCCAGACTGATTCTGGCGCAGGTACATTAATTAACACATCAAGAAACACATTCACTGGTACTATTACATCATTCAATACTACCACTGTAACTATAAGTGATATCTTAACAAGCAAGTCAACAGCTACGCAGACTAACCAGGGTACGTTGATTAATACATCAACAGCTACATCATATAGTACGGAAACACAGTATACCACATCAAGTGGTGCAACGGTATTTTTAACATCTGTTAATACAACAACTGTAATTGACTTTAGTATTAGAAATACTCAATATCAGACTCTCACATCCGTAGAAACTGGAACAGTGTTTGAATCAGGTGACAGACAAACAACACGATTAACACAATTACTAACAAATACCGAAACCTCTCAGTTGGTAATTGATACAACTAGAACAACATCTGTTGCTACAACATTTAATACATCTACGGCTTACTTGACAGATTCTGGAGCTGGTACAATGGTTGCTACATCTAAGTCAACCTCAACATCTAGAATAACAGATAAGGCAACTGACACGAATTATGATACAGCCATTCAAACAACATATGAAACTGTTATTATAAATAACTAGAGCATAGGATTTAGGACACGTAATGTTAACCAAATTTAAGCGAAATGTAGTTGACCTTTTTATAGATTCTGTTGCTAATACTCTAAGCACGGATCTTTCTGGTACCGTAACAGTCAACAACTCGTCTGCAAATGTTACAGGTTCAGGTACAAACTTTACTGTTGATTTTACAGTGGACGACCGCTTGTTTATTGGTTCTGAATCAAGACAAATTATCTCTATTGTTAATAATACATTAATGACAGTTGGCTCAGCTTACTCAGCCAACGCTTCTGCAAACACATACAAGAAAGGTAGACTAAAAAACGATAGTTATTATGTCTTTGCTGCAAGACAGTCACCATATGACAATGAAGCTATAGCAGCAAATACAATTGACGACGATTATGAGTCTCAAATTTTTCTTCAAGATGAATTAATGTTTGGTATGAAGATTACAGATAGTGATGTTCTGCCAATGGCAACAAAAAGAGAATGGCAATCAAATACAGCATATGCCATTTATGATGATAAGGATAGTGAACTATCAGCAAAAGCTTTCTATGTTATAACATCTGAGAATAAAGTATATAAATGTATTAATAATGATCTTGGAGGCGTTTCAGTAGTTGAACCATCCCATACAGAGGTTGGCTATCCACCTGTTGAATCTGATGGTTATAGATGGTTGTATTTGTATACAATTAATAACATTGATTATTTAACATATGCGACAGAAAATTTTATTCCAATAATTGAAGATGCCAATGTAAGAAGCTCAGCAATTGATGGTTCTATTTTTAATATTATTGTAGAGGCAAATGGATCTTCATATCCCGCTGATAGTGGTAATATTAGAACTGATCCAAATGGTAATAATTATATTATCCAAATAAGAACTGGCACATCTACTTCAAATGATTTTTTTGCTAATTGTGCTATCACAATTACCAATGATTCAACAAACTTGACGTTTGTTAAAGAAATTAGAGATTATGTTTCAAACGGAGCTGGTAACTTTGTTATTCTAAAGGTTCCATTCTCTGCAGGCCAAGTATCAAACAACAATCCTTATTCAATTGGCCCATTCATCAAGATTGATTCTAAGACAGGCTCAAACTGTATAGCATCAGCAGTAATGCAAAACATCTCAAATACTAACTTCACTGGCAGTGTCGAGATGATTGATATTATCAATCCTGGCAGAAACTATAAGCAAGCAAATGTTTCTGTTCAAACATCAGTAGGTTTTGGTAGCGGTGCCCAGGTTAGAGCTATTATGTCACCACCTGGTGGCCATGGATCAAATGTTAAGGATGAATTATACTGTCAGTCAGTTGGTATTGGTGTTGTATTCTCAAATACAGCAACATTCTCGTTCTCTTCAGATGTTGAGTTCAGAACAATAGGTATATTGAAGAATCCTCTATCTTCCACAACATCTGATGGTACAGGAACTATAGATCTTGTTGCTAATAGCCTGAGTGTAACGGGTCTTGGTACAAAGTTTACAACAGAATTGAATATTGGCGATAATATTATCTATCTTGATGAAGAAAAAGAAGTAACATCTATTGCCAATAATACAAGCCTAATACTAAAAAATCCATTTTCATATACTGTTGTTGCAGAAACATTTGATATTAGAAAAAGATTCTTCAACGCTTTTTTTAATCAAACAGTAGCTATTACTGCTTCTAATACTACCCCTGCTTTATTTGAGCCAGGTGAATTCATTCTTGGTTCTGATGGCGCAGGTGGCGGTTCCCAGATACAAGCTAAGGTTGCATTTGCCAATACATCTAAGGTAATATTAACTGGACTTGACAGATCACAAGCACGTGGTAATAATAGTGTAATCACATTTGTAAATGATGTCGTGATGGATGGTGTTGGCTATATTGTAAATGGCGCCGATACATCAGAAATAGTTGCATCGGGAGCTAAATACTCTAAGGCAGCTGGTAATACAGCTATTACAACAGTTCCTGATCTGAAGTTGTATTCAGGCGAGGTTTTGTATTTACAGAATCTGTTACCAATACAAAGATCAAACACAACAAACGAACAAATTAGACTAGTAGTTAAGTTCTAGAGGTTCTAAGAATGGCTCTTGATATCGCAAACACAGTATTGAATGCATCCCCATATTTTGATGACTTTAATGAAGATAAGAACTTCCATAGAGTTCTCTTCAGACCATCCGTTGCCGTCCAGGCTCGCGAACTAAACCAGGTTCAGTCTATTCTTCAGAACCAAATTGAGAGATTTGGCCAGCATATTTTTAAAGATGGTACAATTATCAAGGGTTGTGGTCTTTCTTATCTTAATAGAATTGATTATGTCTCTATTAATGACCAGTTTGATAGTAACACATCTTTATCATCTACAAATAGTCAGTTTGTTAATGCTATTGCCGTAGGTGCAAATTCTGGTGTAGTTGCCCAGATTATTTCAGCAAGAGAAGGCTTTAAGGCTTCTTCCAACCCAGCTAGATTCTTTATTCAGTATACCCAACCTGGTTTCAATAATCAAAGAACATTTGATCAAAATGAAACTATCAGCATTTACCAGCCAGGTAAATCATACATCGATAAAGTTATTGTTCAAGTTAATACTGTAATTACTGTTAACACAACAAACTTCCCTGTTGGCTCAAAGTTAATTAATAATGTAAACCAGGCTCGTGGCTTTGTTGTTAATGCCTATGCTAACACATTAGGTAACTATGTTGAATTGAGAAATGTAAGAAAGACATTTGCAGCTAGTGACACATTAGTACTTTCAACAGACGCAGCAGTAACTGCAAATGTTGTCAGCGTAGATTATGAGAGCTATGCTAACTCCCTGATTGATACAGTATCAACTCTTACAAACAATACAGAGCTTGGTTATACATCTCTTGGCTTTGCGCACGGCGTTGTTGTATCGCCTGGTATTATTTTCCACAAAGGCCACTTTGTAAAGGTTGATGCCCATACAACAATTACTAATGAAGATACACCAGACCCAAGCGGTAAAATTCTATATTTCAAGACAGAAGAAACAGTTATCAAAGAGACAGATGATTCATCTCTATATGACAATGCTTCTGGTACAACAAACATTAATGCACCTGGTGCCCACAGATTAAAACTTACATCAACATTAATTGCAAGAAATAAGAATGGTGCCAATACCATTTCTAATACAGATATTGCATTCCCTATTGTTGAGTTTGGTAACAATGGTCCTATTTTCCAGAAAACAAATACAGAATATAACATTATTGGCGATGAACTAGCAAAGAGAACATACGAAGAGTCAGGCCATTATGTTGTTAAGCCATTTACAATATTAACAAAGCCACATGGCAGTGACCCAGATAAGTTTGTATATGAAGTTGGCCAAGGCTTATCTTATGTTAAGGGTAAGAGAATTGAATTCCTAAACAATCAAAACGTTGAAGGAAGAAAGGGTGTCGACACTGTATCTGAATCAGAGCAGCCAATCACAATGGCGTATGGTAATTACGTTATTGTTGATGATTTGAGAGGTTATTTTCCAGTTGACCAGTCAGTAGAAGTAAGATTCTACAATGCAGCTCAGGATGCTGTATCTGGAGAAAGATTGCCTGTAGCTAATACAGCAACAGGTACAATTGTTGGCCGTGCAAACATTAGAGCAGTTACTTATATTGATTCAAGCACTGCATTGAAGGGTTCACACCTAGCACAATATAGACTATACATCTTTAACTATAGACCAGTTGGCACGTTTACATTCCAGGATGCGAGATCAGTTGTCTACAATGATGGCACAAATGACCAAGCATTTGCTGATCTAGTATTAACTGGCGGTGTTCCTGTACTACAAGAGAGTACACAAACTCCTCTATTCTTTAGTCTAAATGCAAAGGCTGTAAAGAATTTAAGAAATAGTAATAATGTTTCTGATACAGACTATTTCTACACAGCTGCTAATACAGCTGGCGCTCAGCTTCAATCAACTGGTCTATTAACATTTGGTATTGGTGCGCTCAAGGGTATTCTTGGATTCACTGGTAGCTCTAATACTGATGAACTAAAGGTTGATGTTATAGTAGCAGACGCCAATGCTCAATGTGGGAGTACATTAGTTGGTACAGTTGCAGCATCAGCTACAAATGTCATTACTGGCACAAGTACACTATTTACTGAGGACTTTGTACCTGGTGAGTGTATTAGATTCACAGGCCTACCTTCAGCTAACACACACAGAATCGTATCAATTACTAATTCCACATCTATGACCATCAACACAGCCGTCACAGCTGTGGCTAACACCTATACAAGAGTACACTTGAGGGGTTCAGCAATTGCATTGAATCCAGCTGCTGGCAACAAGAGAACAATGGTTGTTAACCCAGGTACCGAGACTGCAACAATTAATCTTGGTAATACCTATGTTGGTACAACAAATGTGGTTGTTAGATTCCAAGCTCTCAATAATGAAGCCAACCCAATATTGAAAGTTATTAATAGAAATTCAGTAGTCATTATTAACACTGCCAATAATGTTGGCGGAAATACAGGCCCATGGTCACTTGGTATACCTGATGTATTAAGACTAACTGGTGTTTATATTGGTTCAAACTCATCAAACTTTGCTACACAAATAAACAGAGTAAATGATTTTATTCTTGACAATGGTCAAAGAGATACCCACTATGACCATGCTAAGATTTCTTCGTCACCAGCATCATCACTTACAACATTAGCCAATACATTTCTATTGGTACAATTTGATTGCTTTACAGCAAATGTTACAGCCGGCGAAGGATTTTTCTCAGTAGAATCATATCAGGCAAATGATTCATCCACTGCTAATACACAGCTAACACTAAGAACATATGAAATTCCATCATACACCTCAACTGTTGCCAACACAACAGTTACATATGACCTTAGAGATGTAATTGATTTTAGACCATATAAGTCTAATACAGCCAACATTACATCATCGTTTACATCTGCTACAGTAAACCCACCTATAACAAATACGTTTAATTCAAACACAACTACTTATATTCCATATCCTGGTTCAACGCTAACAACAAATTTCACATACTATCTTGGCAGAAAGGATAGATTGATTCTTACACCTGAAGGTGTGTTTAAGGTTGAGGAAGGCTTGCCTGGCATTAATCCAAGATTGTCACCAATGCTACCAGATGTGCTAAACGTGGCTGAGGTATCAGTCCCTGCCTATCCATCTCTTTCTGATACAGAAAAGCAACTAGTAAATAAACTAGATAATTTTATTCAGATTGATATCTTAACTAACAAGCGCTTTACAATGAGAGATATTTCAGTTCTTGAAAAAAGAATTGAAAGATTAGAATACTACACCACTCTCAATATGCTAGAAAGCATTGCTCTATCAACAATGATTGCTGATCAAAATGGCGACCAGAGATTCCAAAATGGATTCTTTGTTGATCCATTCAACAGCCACGCATTTGGTAGAACAGAAGATCCAGATTACAAGATTGCAATCGATGAGCAAAATGGCTTACTACGACCATTGTTTGAGCCACAAGTTATTGAAATGGAATTTGATACAAACCAGGATTCATTTAGTAATGTTCAGATAACAGGCAACATGATCACATTGCCATATGTGCATGAGGTGTATATTGATCAACCGCATGCTTCTGACCCTGTTAACGTATCAGGTACTCCAATTGCCTTTAGAGGCACAATTGATGTAAGACCAACAGTAAGAAATGATGTTGAGTTCTTAGCAAGACCAGCTTCAGTTGGTAGTACATCTAAGGTTGCCCAAGCCTATAGTTCAATGGCTTCCGTCACTGCTGGCATAACAAACTATGGTTGGTGGAGAGAGGGTATTCAGAATAATGATGATTATAATATTAAGTCTGGACCAAACGATGCAAGAAATGCTACCTCAATACCAATTGAATCAAATAAATCTGTAACGACCCAGAGTGGTGAGAAGGTACAGACTGGTGTTGTATATCTTTCAAAGGAAAGAGTATATGCCTTCAAGGCCGTTGGCTTAAAGCCAAATACAATACATTTCTTGTTTATCAATGACAACAATAACTCTGAATATGCAGCTCTTGGTGAGCTAAGCGGAACACCTAATGCAGGTGATGAAACATTTGTTACAAGATCAACCCCATGGGGCACTATCCTAGAGACTGACTCACGTGGTGAAATGATAGGTAAGTTTGTTGTGCCAGCACTTGCATTAAAATCAGGTACCCATAAGCTAACAATTAGAAACAGAAACACATTGAATCGTGGTATTGATGAGTCTTATGCTGATGCATACTTTACAGTAGACATCGCACTACAGCAGCCACCTATTATTGTTGATCCTCCTGTACCTCCACCACCAGATGCAAATACACCACCAGTCAAGCCGCCGCCTGCAAATACACCTGCAAATACACCTGTTGAAACACTACCAGAGGCGTTTGCAAGATTTACATTCACAGGTAACACAACTGTTGTGGCTACTCGTGATGCAAATGGCTATATCAGCAATGGTGTGTTTACACTGACATTTACAGATGATAGCTTTGTTAAGAACGGAAGCATTACTGCATATGAGTGGAATTTCAATACTGGTAATTTCCCAGAAATTGGGATCCTAAATGTTAATACAACTCTAACAGGTGTTGGTCCTCATACAATTCCATTTACTACTGATAGATCGGTATTAGATGTTCTTGTAACATTAACAATTACAGACTCCGCTAATCAGAAGAAGAGTAATAATCAGCAGATTAGATTAACCAAATTAAATCCTCCACCATTGATTGTTGATCCACCTGCGCAACCGCCTGCTGTACCAAATGTGGCATTAACGTTTGTTACATCAGAGGTAAATCAAATATCTGATCCATTTATCTATGCAAACTGGAGCACAGATGCATATCTACCAGCCTTTGCCGGAGAGAGCCTACCTTATTTGAGTTTAGCATATGACACAGGCGTGTCTCTAGGCACAAATACAGTTATCAGAATCATTGCTAAGCCAACAATAGATTATCAAGGCTATATTGGTTGGACTGTCACACCAGTATCAGCCACATCATTGAGAACATTTACTCAAGCCAACCTGACCCAAGTTTATGTTGAGACAGGTGGTAGTGGATATTCAAACAACGATACAATTAGATTCTCAAATGGCCAGGTTGATGCCTTTGCTACACTTTTCACAGATGACGCTGGTAGCATTAAATTTATTGAGTTGGCATCACGCGGTAACTTCTCTGATGGTACACCAGTAACACAGCAGACATTTACTGCTAATAGTACTATCTTCAATAACTTTACATTATCAACTTCAAGTACAAACACAAGCATCCAAGTTACAGTCAATGGTCTTTTACAATCACCAGGTGTTGATTACCAAGTAACAGGTGGTGGTACAACTCTAAACTTTACAACAAATCTTGACTTTGCTGTAAGTCCTGATGTTGCTGTCGTTTCGTATAATGTAACAGGCGTTACCCCTGGTACAGGATTCAAGCCAGCGGAACAAATTAGAGTACAGATTGCAAACACTACCAACCCAGCTAATAGCACCAATGGCAATACCTCTGGTGGTACTGGAGCAGTGTTGACGCTAGTACCAGGTGTTGTATTTAATTCAACGCCAACTGACTCACCAAGATGCGCAAACGACTCTATTACACTATATTCAAACACAGGTCCTGATTCAGAGACAGTTGTGCTTGTCAAGGCTGATTTCTATCTATCCAACGGTTATGCAAACTCAATTGGTAACACATCACAGCACTTCACGCTGAAGACAACATCTGCTGTTCCAGTACGAGAACCACGTTCAGGAACTCCTGGAGGTACTCATGGTGGCACCGGAAATCTCAAAGATGGTGGTGAATATCTGAATAGAGGATATGTGAAGGTCAAGTAAGGAATAAAAAAATGACAGATGCAATAAAATATACAAGTCTTTCACAAACATTTAGGGTAACAGCTCCACCAGGAGTCCCTGGTGTTTATGTTTCAAAGCTTGGTTTATTCTTTAAGAAGAAATCCGATTCATTAGGCGTACAAGCATTTTTGATGCAAGTTACCAACAATCTACCTGATCAAGATAAGATTATTCCAAACTCTCTTGTGACAATTGATACAGAGAATGTTGCCATATCAACTGATGGATCATCCGAAACACAATTTGTTTTTCCTCAGCTAGTTTACCTAAATGCTGGAGAAACTTATGCATTTGGTATCAAGGCTATTGGCAACTCTCCTGACTATGAGGTTTGGGTTGGTGAGCTAGGAAGAAGAGACCTAGCTACTGATAAGCCAATTGGTTCAAACCCAGTCGTCGAAACAGCTTACTTTGCAGGTAACAAGCAAAAGTATGCTGACTTAATTAACCAGGATATTAAGTTTAATCTTTATAGAGCTAGATTTACAGCCACAAGTGGCACTGCAGCATTAAGAAATAATAATACAGAAATTATTTCATTCTATAATCTATCTAATATTACAGGTACAATTGATATTAGAGCAGGAGACCACATTTATGCCTGGTCTAATGCATATGTTAATACATCCGCAAATGCTGTGGTAACTAAACTAGATACAGTCAATAAATTATTATATGTAAAGAATTCTTCAGGTAACTTCACGGCAAACACAGATATTGTATTTGTAAGAACTGGTGAAGAAGGTAACCCATCATCAAACAATTCTGGCATACTTGGTGTAGCAAGAATTGATAGCACAGCAAATAATGGTCTAACCAAGTTTGCCTACCATGCAATTGTACCAAAACTAGCTATAAACAAGATTCCATTTACTGGCGTTACACTTACATATAAGGGTGCAAAGTATAATGGAACAAAGTATGTCCAAGATGATAATAAGCTAATTGATAATAATACTGAATTAGAATTTAGGGATAGAACCAGGTTCTGGCTTGGTGAGACAGATGAAAGAGATGCAACCAATGAATTTAGAACAGGTGTAACGCCATCTGGCAAGCAGTGTTCAAATTCCTCTATTATTATTGAAGCTGCAATTAGCTCTGATAATGATTATATTTCTCCAGCCATTGACTTAACTCGTAATAATGTTATTCTATTGCGCAACATTATTAATGCCAATACAACAAATGAGCATAAAGATGGTGGTGCAGCTAAATCAAGATACATCTCTAAGGTTATTACTCTAGAGGATGAGCAGGAAGCAGAAGATCTAAGAATCTTTATTACTGCTAATAAACCAGCCAATACAGAAATTCATGTCTATACAAAGATATTGAGCGACACAGATCCAGAACCATTTGATACAAAGGTCTGGTCTAAGATGACATATGAGAATCCAGCCACAGTTAGAAACACTAATGCTCCAGAAGAGTATCTAGAATATGTTTATTCTTTTGCAACAAGTGCAGCTCTTGCTGGTAATGCATTAGCTGCATTCCAGGCAAGCAACACTGTACCTGTTTCATATCTTGGAGCTAACTCAACAGGTGGTGTAACTGGTGGTCCAGTATATGGTGGCAGTGGTTATAATAAAGTTATTAAGAAGTTTGCTGTCAAATTAGTATTAACTTCTGATACCGGTTTAGAATACATTTATCCTAAAGTTAATGATTTAAGAGTTATTGCTCTACAGATGTAATATGGAAAGAGATGTAATTTACAGAGTCCAGGAAAATCCTGACTATATAAGAGATATAGAAACAAATGCTGTGTTAAATACTAATACAGCTAAGTTGAGAGATTATAAACTTAGAAAGAAACAGAATAAAAAAATACAGGACCTACAAAGTGAAGTTGCAGAGCTAAAGGCACTTCTCCAAGCAGTCCTTGAGGAAAGAAAATGTCAGTAACAATTAATTCAATTGATGCAAATTCAGATACATTTGCAAGTTGGGTTGCCATCACTAATCAGATGGCACAAACAATTAGTAATTCTGTTGTTACTGCTAACACAACAGAAGGGGTTACAGGTAACTCAACTGTAAACTTTAATGCAAAGTTGTTTGGTAAGTTTGCCGCAAACACAATATTAATTGGCAATACTATTACCTCAAATGTTACTGGCGCTAATGTTGGTATTGAGGCCAATCTAGAACTTAAATCAGCTTTCAAGTTCTATACAGTTGGTGACCTAAACGTCAAGGGCAACATTATTATTGATACAACTTCTAAACTAAGATTTGTCGATAGATCAACAACATACTCTTCTAATACTGGTTGGCTGAAGGCCAACTCAACAGGTTATGTTTTGATTGCTAATTTAGAAGTAAAAGGCACAGATCTAGATCCAGACGAGTTTGTACTAACATCAAATCTTGGTCCATATACAACAGCAACTAACACCACATATGATGTTATTGCTTATGACTCATCTGCCAGCAAGTTTGTAAGAACAAGACTGACGCATCTTCTTACGCAAGAAATTGATGCTCTAACACTTGGCTTGGTTACAGCCAATGCTGCAAGTGGCCAGGTAAGAGTTAACGCTAATACAAACTTTGGTGGCACAACATCTTCACTATTTGTTTCAAACACAGTAGCAAGAATTGGTGTCGGTGGTATTACAAACCCACAGGCTCCATTGCATGTCCAAGGTGCAGTTTACGCTACCGGTGATGTTACAGCATTCTATACATCAGACCAAAGACTAAAGAAGGATGTTGTTAGGATTGATAATGCATTAGAAAGAGTTAGATGGTTAAATGGTGTAGAATTTACTTGGGACAAAGAAGCCATTGAAAAGCTAGAAAATGTTGGTCCAAAGCCAGACAAGGATATTGGCTTGATTGCCCAGGATGTGGAAAGAGTATTTCCACAAGCCGTAACGCTTAGAGAAGATGGTTATAAAGCTGTGGATTATAGTAAACTTGTTCCTGTGTTAATTGAGGCTATCAAGGAACTCAGCTATAGACTCAATATAGTAGAAGCTGAGCTAGAAGACAAATACCGCAGTAGTAGTAGGTAAAATGGCAACAAAAGTTAATTTGGTCGTCGACCAAGGTTCAACATTCCAGACTTCTGTTACTTTCAACGATGAAAACGGTAACACGATTAACTTTTCTACCTATTCTGGTGCTGCCCAGATGCGGAAGCATTTTACATCCTCTAACTCAGTAAGCTTTTCAGTTAACATGACATCCAATGGTGTTATTACTCTAGGGCTAACAGCTAACCAAACAGCCAATTTAACATCTGGCCGCTATGTTTATGACCTTGAAGTTACGGACTCATCCAACCTAATTTCAAGATTGATTGAGGGCATAGTAACTGTAACGCCAAACGTAACTCGATAGAAATATAAATAGAAATGGCAATTTTAAGTAAAGTTACAGTAAACCAAAACAAGTTAGCGGCTGCTGTAACAGTTAAAAATGTTAGCGGTGGGTTGCAGCAAACCAATAAGGTAAACCCTGTTAGTTTGATAGCATCCACTAGTGCTGGTGGCGGCGTTGGTAGATTTGATGAACTCCTCGATGTCACAGAAGGGACTCCTTCAAATGGTGATATTGTCGTATATAATGCTTCAAATGATAAGTACGAAGTAAAAAGCTTAAGCAATACGTCAATAACACTTGACGGAGGAACATTCTGATGGCTAATCTAATTAAAATTAAAAGAAGTAGCAGCACTGCTGCACCTACATCACTGAATGAAGGCGAGCTAGCGGTCTCGTTTCTATCTGGTAAATTGTTTGTTGGTAACAGTACAGCAGTAATACCAATTGGCGGTGTCCATAGTCCTGGTACACTAACTGCTAACCAAGCCCTTGTTGCCAATGCCACAAGTGGTATTGATAAAGTAATTGTCGCCAATCTCGTACCAACATTTGTATATGCAAATGGCGCGTTTGGTACAGATGGGCAAGTGCTATCCTCAAATTCAACTGGTGGCGTATTTTGGTCGGCGCCGGTTTCCAATCTAGATTCTCTAACAGATGTAACTCTTACATCCACTGCTAATAACCAACTATTAGTTTATGACAATACTGCTGGCCAGTGGGAAAACCACTCAATAAGCGGCACAGCAAGTCAGGTTAATGTTGCCTTTACATCTCAAGACATTACCATATCTTTACCAGCTGATGTAATTGTTAATACAACATTAACTGTCGGCAACTCTACAGTCAACTCAGTTGTTAACTCAACATTTGTAACAACAACAAATATAACAACAAATACGGCTAATGTAACTGGTAGTATAACTGTTGGCTCAAACGTATCAATCAATACGTCAACAATTTTTGTTGGCAACTCAACTGTCAATACAACTATCCAAGCTGGTAATATTGCTCTACGTGGTACACAGCTATTAGTTGGTAATACATTATTTGATGGTAATGCAATTGTTGTTGGTAACTCAACAATCAACACAGTAATCAATTCAACATCGATTAGTGTCGATGGTGAGATTACATCTGGCAATACAAACATTACTGGCTTCATTAATGTATCTTCAACAGCTAATGTTGGTGGTGACATTACAGCAAGAGCCAATGTAACAGTTAATGGCGCATTTGTTGTTGCCAACACAGCTACACTTGGTAATACAACAGTTGCTGCACTATTAACAATTGGTAACTCAACTGTTAACTCTGTAGTCAATTCAACAGCAGTAACAACCTCGCTGGTGTCTGTAGGTTCAAACGTTTCATTGTCAACTGGTGTATTGTCAATTGGCAATTCAACCGTTAATACGACAATTAACTCTACAAGTGTTTCAACTGGCGGGTTATCAATAGCTAACCTATCTGTATCCGGCGATACAGATCTACAGGGTAATGTTAAGCTAGGTAATGCTACCTCTGATGTTGTATCAGTTATTGGTACAGTCAACACAAGTATCATTCCAACTTCTAACGTAACCTTTAGTCTAGGTAACAATACATTATATTGGGCTGAAGTCCATGCTGGCAATGTCCATGCCGATTTTGGTTACTTTAACCAAGATGTTGCTATCTATGGTGACTTGACAGTAACAGGCAATCTTGTTACAACAAATGTTCAGTCAGTAGTAATTTCTGACCCAATGATCTACCTAGCTGGTAACAATACATCCAGTGACCTAGTAGATATTGGTTTTGTTGGTAACTACTTCCAGAGTGCCACAAGCAAGCATGCTGGTTTGATTAGAGATGCATCTGTTGATCAGTTCTTCTTGTTCAGAGGTTTAACTCAAGACCTAGAAGCACAACTAACAGTCAACACAGCAGACCCAACATTTGTTGTAGCCGACTTGAATGCCTTCCTAATATCTGGTGCATTGGTATCTAACAGCCTAGCAGTCACGATTACCGCTAACTCAACTGTCAACGTTAATATTACAGCCAACAGCTTATCACTGTCAACTGCTCTTGCAGTCGGTTCAGGTGGCACGGGGCTAACAACTGTAACAGCCAGAGGTATCTTGTATGGCAATACAGCAGGTCCACTAGGTGTAACAGCAGCTGGTACAGATGGCCAGGTTCTCCAAGCAAACTCAACTGGCTTCCCAGTGTTTGCTGATCTTGATGGAGGCACATTCTAAGAGGTAATATAATGGAAAATAATGACTTAGTTGAAAAAGTATTCAATAATTATAGAAACGCATGGATAGAAGCTTCAAGTTTAAATATAGTTCAAAAATCGCAGTTAGAAATAGCAAACGAAAATACTAAAAAACTAGAAGAAAAAATACAAGAACAAGAAAATACAATACAAAACTTGAAGAAGCAGATAGAAGCCATTAGAAGTCAAAAGCCAGTTCAACAGGCACAAAAACAAGAACAGAAGTAGGCTTCAAATCTCAACTGGGGCTACGTATAAATAGATACGTAGCCTTTTTTTATAGGGTTTGAAATGACCACCCCACAAGTACCAGCAAATGCACTAGATGTCTCCGATATATCGGATGAAATTAATCCTGCCAGCTATACCCAGGGACAGCAGGATATTGGGGCAAATAACTCTGTAAGACAATTAGCTGGCACTGCTGCTAAAACTGTAGCTGGTAGTGAAATTCTCTTTAGTGATCTAAGCAATAAAGTTGGTTTCTCAGAGATTTTTACCACGTCAACATCAAATACCCAGGGTGGTATCGCCGTTGTAGGTTCTCCTATAACAGCTGAGTTGACACTCCAGGCAAACAGCGATATGTATGATCCATTATTGACATGGACATATAATTTTAATAATGGATCATCTGATGTAACAGCAAGCGACATAACAGTAACAAAAACTAATAGTAAAACTGCTGTTATTAAACTAGCCTCAGCTAGTGGCACTAAAGTTGCCAACCTGACCGTGACAGGTGTAATGACTGTTAGTGGTCATACAATCAACACATGTACTAAAAATATCTTATTAACTGTCAATGCTGTCAATACAGCTTTCCAAGTTATAGCCACCCCCGCATTTGTTATTAACTCTACTGGCGTTACTGCCCAGACGGCATTTGTAACAATCACAGCAACATCAAATGCATCTTTGACAGGCACAACATATAGATTTACACCAAAATATTTGTCAGGTACTGGAGAGATAACCCCAACATTTACCTTTGACGGTGTTCTTCCAGGAATTGGTGATAGCATATCTTTTGGTGTCTCAGCCCCAAGACCATCAACAAATGCTGTTGTGTATTCTCTACTCTCAGAGATGATTAATGATGGTAAGGTAGTTGCATCTAATACATCTACTATTGACATTAAAGCACAGTTTATTGATAGGCAGATTACTTCTCTCACGCCAGCTGCATTATCAAATAATCAATTTTCAAATTCTGTAAGCCAATATTCTACAATTGATATTACAGCAGTACATAATTCAGTTGCTCCAGACTACGCCCAAGGTACAATTACATTTACGCTTGAAACAACTGGTGATACAGTTACACAGCAAACATTATCATCTAATACCTCGGCTAAGGTAGAAAGAATTAGCTTATATCACAATAAAGATACTGATGGGTTTGGATTTAAGAAAGCATCTGTTGTTGTAGTTGCCACATTAAGATCTCCTGATAATACGATACTTGATCAGAAGAGATCTCAGCCAATAACTCTTAGAGCAGGCACCTATGGTCTAACAATAACTCCTCCACCATCTAACACCCAGAGTGGTTATATTGCCCAGACTGCCACTTCAAGTGGCTCAGCTACATGGGGTGCTGGTGACTTTGCTTGGACAACCAGACAGTTTGACGGTTCTGGACCAAACTTAACAATTGATACACAAGCAAGAACAGCAACAGTTAATATTATAGCAAAAACAAAGAGTGGTAGGGATGCAGCGGCCGCAGTTGCAAATACATGCAGATATGATTTAACTGGTGTAATGTCCTATGATGGTATTACAATTACAGAAACAAGAGTTAATGATATCCTAATTAAGGCAGAGTCTCTACCTTATTCATATTCTATATCTGTGCCAGCTACTTCAAATGTACAGATGGAAATTGATCAAATTGCTTATGCAAGAATTATTGTTAACGCAACGAAGTCAGTTGGCACAATCACATGGGCAGTTGATAATGGGGATGTTTCACTCACAAGCAACCCAACATCAGCATTGCTTGAAGTTGCTTCACCATTACTTGGTGGTTCAAACACTCAAACAGTGACATTATCTGGCACATTGTTTGACCCTAGCGCAAGACCAATTCAGGCACTATTCTCTCAACCAATCACACTTGACGCAGCAACAACAAGATTAGCAATTACTGGTGAAAGCGTAAGTATTAATAGTGATCAAAGAATAGCATCAGCAACTGGTGTTTATGAATCAACTGCAGTAGTTGGTGACCACTCATTAGTGTTCCCACCTATCAAACAATCAGGTCAAGACTTGAATCTGACGCAAGATTCAGATAAAAAAATTACTATTGTTTCAACAGCTACACAGAGCTCAAAATCTGGCGTATATAGAATAACAGCAAGAGTTGATTATAAGGGTATTGTTAAGCAGACTACAAAAGATGTTACAGTATCTGTCAGTGCCCTTGCTCCAACGTTAGTTGCTACAAAATTTCCAGTTACCTATGACACAGTTTCACTCATAGGTAGCTTTAGTGGTATTGGTTTACCTGGTACAGGTGGCGGCGCTATCTATATTACAAATAGATACGAGGATATAGTAGTAGAGTCAGACTATCCTGGGACAATTAATGTTGATTATGAAATTAGAAGAGTAATTAATTTCCTTCCTAAATTTAATGAGGTTGAGACTGTAGAAGTAACTGGTCCATTTTACAATCAAGCAGCTAATACTAACGCTCCACCAGCACAACATCCAGCATCATCTAATAAGAGAAGAGATAGAGCAACTCTAGTTCCTTTTTTAGGGGTTTTCTTGAGCTACGATATCACTTATGAATTGTATGATAAGCCTGGTGGAAAGTTCTTGAGAGATTTAAGAGTAACATCTGACATACAAGTACCAAAACCGGGTGCTGCTGTAACTCTGACACAAGATAATATTACATCCAAAACATTTACAATTACAAATAAGTCAAATAATGGATCTGGTTATCCAGAGCCTCATCCACTTGAAGTTAACCACGAGCAGAGAGTTGATTTTACAGCATCTTATGTGTCAGAAACTTCAATAACAACTCCAAGATTTTCATTTGCTACAAGTAGTGAGACACCTGATGCTGTCGTGACAGCTGTAACAAATCCAGTTAATGGCCAGGCCAATGTAACAGTAAAGTCTGTTTATTATGATTCAAGCGTTAACTTTAGTGGTACACTACCAACTGTAACTCAATCATCGGGTAAAGTTAATATTAGTGCCCAGTTAACAAGTACTCTTGACGGCACAACATATAATATTGGGGATCAAGCAACAAAATCAGTTAATTTAGATTTACCAATACCTTCAGGTAGATGTTATAGATTATCCACATACTCTTATGGTCCAAGAATGTACCACACAAGAGATGTCTTTAGTAATAGTAGTGAACAAATTGATTATAGTAGAATACCTTTTGAAAATGGTCTCAATGGTCCAGAGACAAAGTTTGTTGGATTCCATAATGGCAGTACGATATACGCTTTATCTGGTAGACCACTTTATGCAGGTAAATTCCCAAACGCTACA